CTTTATTGCTATGGAAATGCTGGTGATCAGGCTGAATACATACCTGCAGATGGTGGCGCGGATCTCATTGAAAAGAGCATTGATGTGGTTATTCTGGTGGGTAACGCATCTAATATCTCCGCAATCATTGATCAGTCCTTGATATTTGTTTCAATGGGGGATTTTCTTGAACATACGGGAAATACCATAGCACACGTTACCCAGGAAGAGAGAGAAACTTGGAACGCCAAAGAAACGCCCGCCGGTGCTCAGGCGAAGGCTGATGCTGCAGAAACAAATGCTAAAGCTTATGCAGATAATGTAGGTACGGCTGCGATAACAAATGCAAATAACTATACCGACCAAGAAGTTACAAAAATAGCCAATAATCTTGCGTCGCATAAGAATGATAATACGCCACATAGGGAAGCTGTTTCTATAGAAAGAAAAAATCCAGATGATGATGGTATTTTTACGCTAATAGAATTTAAACGAGCTGACGGAACACTTTTTAAAACCTCACAACTAAACGGCACAAGTCCTTATACAACAAGAACTGTTAAGTTTTATGACGAAGAAGAAAATTTGGTTCAAACAATACAGTATTCTATTACTTATTCCGACGATGAAGTGGTAAGCGAGGTGATTATAAGTGCTTAATGATTTAATATTACATGGCTTAGCAGGCGGCAAAAGCAAAGACAAGACTCCTCCACCACCTATTACTAATTTTAGTGCTGAGGAGCAAGATTCAGCTGTAAAACTTACTTGGGTTAATCCGGTTGATACAGATTTTGCCGGTGTACGCATTATGAGAAAAACAGATGGATACCCCACGGGACCAAGTGATGGTACACTGATCTATTCCGGCGGCGCAAATACTTATACCGATACCGGATTGATAAATGGTACAACATATTATTACAGGGCATTTACATTTGATTTTGATAGGAACTTTAATACTGATCCAAGTCAGCAGGTAACGGCTAAGCCACGAGTCGTGAACATTTATGGAGTCGAATGGAATTATGCAAATCAATCCACAGCACTTACGCGTATTGCCGCCTCAGCTGGATTCCCGGATCCAGTCCCAGCAGTCGGAGGAGGAGCAGGCTCAAGCCCCTTTGATGCCTTATATCCATGGTCAGAAATAGACGAGTTCAATGTAATCAATAATGCCATAAGTCATAGGCGAGGGTCGAGCAGTTTTTCACGTACCAGCTATGATACCGTAGTCCGTATACCGAAATTTTGGTACAAAATCGAACAGGATACGGCAAACTCAAAGATGCGCTTTTATATTGCAGACAATGAAGCGCCAGGTTTCGCTGTGCATCCTGCATTTGATCGCGGAGATGGAGTTGTCAGAGATTATATTTACATCGGCAAATATAATACTGGGGCTGGATATGTATCAAAGTCTGGATTAGCTCCTCTTGTTAATATAAAACGAGCGGACGCAAGGGCAGGTTCAGCGAACAAAGGCGGTCCATGGTGGCAATACGATTATGCCGCTTGGTGCGCAGTTTGGTTGCTCTATCTTGTTGAGTTTGCCGATTGGGATAGCCAGGCTAAAATAGGCAAAGGGTATACGGACAGTAGTAACTCCGCTGCCATCAATACTGGAGGCACTGACAGCATGACTTACCACACTGGCCGGGCTGCTGGAACTGATGGGAAGACAGCTGTCCAGTACCGCTGGATGGAAAACTTGTGGGATAATGTCCGTGATTGGGTTGATGGTATTAATTTCAATGAACGTCGGGCTTATATTTGTCTCAATCCGGCAAACTTTGCCGACGATACATCAACAAATTACACATCGGCCGGAGTGACTATTTGCGAGAGTGGATGGATTAAGGGCCTTACTCTATCACCTACTTTCCCATTTGCCTTTTTACCGACATTAAACGGAGGTTCAGAAACAACTTATATACCTGATTACGTGTACTCGGCGACCGGCTGGCGTGTCCTGTCTGTCGGCGGTAGTTGGTCGGATGCTGGGAATGCCGGTCTGTTCTACTTCGACGCGTACATCGCCTCGTCGAGCGCGCTCTCGAGCATCGGCGCGCGCCTCCTTTTTCTCCCCTGATGGGGGTCTGGGGGCATAGCCCCCAGGAATGAAAACCGGTCTGTTCTACTTCGACGCGAACAACGACTCGTCGAACGCGAACTCGTACATCGGCGCGCGCCACCTTGTTATTTTGCACCAACTACTTGCGTGGGATGATCCACACCGCTCGGTGAAAATATTGCCGCTCAGGGCAGGGTTTAGTAGGTTCACTCTCGAAAGACCCTGGAGGCAAACAAGGAGGAATTGCATGCCAAAAAGAGTAGGGTTCCTGTATGAAAAATTGTGTGACAAGGATCTTATCCGCCGTGCTATTGACTCCGGAGCAAAAAATAAGCGCAATCGAAGGGATGTGGCTATTGTTCTTGCCAACAAAGAAAAATACGTTGAAAAAATGTATGAGCTTGTCGTGAACGGTACTTTTGTGCCAACAAAACCCAAGCTTAAGGAGAAATACGATTTCTGCAGTCAGAAGGTGAGAACAATAGAAGTTGTCCCGTTCTTCCCTGACGGGATTATGCATCAGATGATTGTTATGGTATCGCAGCCGATTCTTTCACGCGGTATGTATCATTGGTCATGCGCATCAATCCCAGGGCGTGGTACTGCCTATGCTCAGAAATATGTTAAGCGAATCATCAGAAGGGACGTCAAGGGCACTAAATATGTTTTAAAAATAGACATTAAAAAATTCTATCCAAGCGTTAATATTAAGAAACTTATTTGGGCTCTTGCACGAAAAATTAAGGACAAGAAGTTCTTAAAACTCATTTATGAGATTTTGGAAACCTGTTCTCATGGCATCGCTATCGGCTTCTATATTTGCCAATGGTTTGCAAATTATTACCTGGAAACACTTGACCATTATATTCTGACTTTGCCTGGTGTAAAATATATGGTTCGATACATGGATGATATCGTGATATTCGGCCCGAACAAAAAGAAATTACATAAGGCACGACAACTAATAGCAAAGTTCATGGAAGAAAAACTTGGTTTGCAAATGAAGGAAAATTGGCAAGTATGGCCACTCAATAGCCGTATGCTTGATTTTGTCGGTTACCGATTTTCACGCCAGCATACAATTATGAGAAAGCGGAATTTTCTTCGATTCACAAGGCAGTGCCGAAGGATCCAGAAACAGCTTGCAACTGGTAAAAAAATATCATTTAAACAAGCTGCAAGTCTGCTAAGCCGAGCTGGGCAGCTCAAACATTGTAATAGTTATAAAATACGGTCAAAATATTTAGATCCAATCGGCATAAAAAACTTAAAGGAGGTTGTTCGAAGTGAGAGTAAGAGGCGACAACGCGCCGCATAATGCATTCACTTTGGAAGAACAGCCCAAGAAACCCGGTTATGTCCTTGCCAGGTTTTTTGAGCATGTTGTACCGTTTGAGGAAACAATAGACGGCCTGACAATTAGAGGGTATGAATACGACGAGTATCATCTGGAATTACCGAATTCAGCCGATCTGTATAATGATATTCTTGAGCGGTATGATTATTATATAGCCGAAGCTAAAAAGCGAGATATTGAACCTATAGATGAGCTTACGCAGATTCGGCTTGCTATTGCAGAATTAGCTGAAGCTCAAACAGAAAATAATATTGCGATCCAATTGGCTATTGCCGAGCTTGCTGAGGCTGTTTTGGGAGGTGAAGGTTGATGGCGTTAATATATTTTAATCTTATTGCTCATGATCCTCCTCTATGGACACTCGAAAGGGTACCGGCCAAATGGCGAGATGCTGTGCGGGCACTTCTTGAGGAAGCTAATATCGAAATAGAGTAATGCAAGCATACAAATGCGGCCTTGTAAATACAGGGCCGCATTTTTATTTCGATTTGAGGAGGACGATATATGAGCGAAATAACAATATTATCAACAGTACTTGGCATTTTAGGCACAGTATGTGCCATAGCGTTCGGATATGCCACTTACAAAAGAAACCATCGGGTTGATAGTGAGAATGAAGGTAGAGAAAGCGGGACAATCCTGACGGAAATCGGCTACATAAAAGCTGGCGTGGATGACATCAAGCGCAAACAGGAAAAACAGGATGAAAGACACCTGGAAATCATCTCCCGTATCACAGCCGTG